ACCTCCATAAACCCATTGTTCGTGAGTTCCGTTTTATGTTCAAATTGGTGCAATAAAGGTAATGAAAAATTGAGAAATGCAGTGATTACTTGCACACAATTTTTTGAAATATAACACCCTCAGAAAAAAGAGTGTAAAGTCAAAATAGGTGCTGAAAATAGAATAGCTACAGCTCCAGAGCAGACAGTCACAAATGTAGCGGACGAGGCTCCTCCCAAAGGCTCCTTGCGGAGGGCTGAGCCTCACATCGGCCTAAGGTAGTCACATGAGGCGCGGGCGAGCGAGCAAGCCTGACCTCCCACAGCCCCGGTGTAGCAACCTCGGTTGAATTCCCACACACAGCAGGCATCATCTGTCTACATACGGTCGATGCCATCGGACCTCCAACGGCACTCATCCTCCTATCTCCTATCTCCTCAATATCTGAGGTACTTCGGGCCCTGAGAATCGGGTCTCCAACGGCATGTTGTGAAGACGTCTCTTCGGGTCAAGCCACACCCTGCTCACGTATTGTAGCTGCGGTACGCAGGAGGAGGGACTCGTGGCTACGCCCACGCTCCTCGGATGTGTGTGTAGCCCGCAGTCGCGACACGGCAACCTAAGCTCCCCTGCTCTTGTTTCAATGTGTAAGACATAGTTTATGTCCGTTTTACGCCGCAAAGGTAGTGCCCTGACTCGGTGCGTCAAGGGTATATAAATCTTCTAAATTTTCTCCACACCGCCGGGTAGTAAAATTTCGCAGCCCCTTGTCTTTTACCTCGCTAAGGCTCTTTGACGGCAGTGTAAAACTTAAATACATAAACGTATGTCAAACTACACATCTATGAAACTGCAATTCGGTGACCTCACGGTCACGCCGCAAGTCGCACGACGACTGCAAACATTGGGCTACAACACAGCCGAGGAGCTGGATGCTGCGATAAAAGAACATCGCAGCAGCCTGGACGAGGAACCCTCCATCTACTGCGGCACCTACGCGAAGTACAACAACGGCTCGCTGAGCGGGTTGTGGATCGACCTCTCGAGCTTCGATGACTACGATGAGTTCATCGACTTCTGCAAAGCGCTACATGCCGACGAGGAGGACCCGGAACTGATGTTCCAAGATTATCAGGGCTTCCCGAAATACCTCTACTGCGAGAGCTACCTCTCTCGCGAAGATTTTGAGTCGATACAGGAGTATGTGGACATATGCCAACGTGCCGGTAAGGAGGTCGCAGATGACTGCATCGAGTGCGATGTGTCACTGCGTGACTTCGATGATGCCTACTGCGGTATGTGGGACAGCGAAGAAGACTACGCTCGCAACCTCGTTGAAGATTGCTACGACCTGAGTCAGATGGGAGAGCTTGCACGCTACTTCGACTACGAAGCCTTCGCACGCGACCTCTTCATGTATGACTACACAATAGGGCCGAATGGCTCCGTATTCCGGAGGTGAGGCTCGGCCCTCCGCAAGGAGGGCTTTTTTTTGGTCGGAGCACGTCTTTTGTCTCGGCTAAGAGGTACGCTACTTTTGTACTACAACCTAAAAGCTATGGAGCAATATCATCTTCACCTCAAAGGCTATGTCGGAGGCTGCGACTTCGACAGCGACTATGTGGACTACACCCTGCATAAGCGGGAGGGGCAGCCTGTGCAGGTGCTCATCGACTCTCTGGGAGGATCACTAGCTACAGCACTCTCCATCGCAGCAGCCTTCCGACGTCACGGTGACGTGACAGCCCACTTCGTGGGGATGAACGCTTCGGCAGCAACGATCGCCTCTTTGGGAGCACGACACATCACCATAGATGCACATGCCATGTACCTCGTACACAAGTGCGCCACACCGGTGTGCGAGTGGGAGGCTCTCAATGCCGACCAACTGGAGGAACTCCTTACAAAGTACACCCGGGCAAAGGCCGACCTGGAGAAGCTCGACCTCAATGTAGCATCACTCTACGCATCCAGATGTCGCAAGGAGCGACAGCAACTGCTCGACCTCATGCAGCAGGGAGGATGGCTCACCGCAACAGAGGCCCTGGAGTGGGGCTTCGTAGATGAGGTGCTTCCGGCACAGGACGCAGCACCGGAGCTGAGTGAGGCTGTGGCACTCTCAACAGCAGGCATACCTCTGCCCTACATACCGCCGAGGAGCCTGCTCAAACGTTGGACGGCACTGCTATGCAGCCTCTTTAACAGCAGGGAGAGCGAGGAACACACAGACAGAGGTGGAGCGACAACCGAGGACAACCTACAACCCAACAATATGAACAGCCAACCTACCGACATGCCTGCAGAGGAGCTGCAGGCAGCACTAGCGGAACGACAACAGGAGGTGACGACATTGCAGTCACGCATCGAACAACTTGAGGCGGAGCTGGCAGCCCTGCGCCAGCAGCCTGCCGAAGCGACATCGACAGTGGTGGAGGGCGCATCACATGCCTACCACGACATCGTGCAGGAGGCCCACGCACTCTACAACACCTTGCCCTAAACAACCTATACCATCATGGCACAATACACACAGATACAATTCTCCGACGACGACTATCGCCGTCAGGCGGAACGGTGGCAGAAGGAGTTTCTGCTCATGCCACTGCTGGCATGCTCCGACATCCTGAAATACATGACAGGACTGCCCGGCATCCGAGGCAAGTACCACTTCGGCACCGCAGAGGCAGATGCACAATTTGCACCCTTCGATGCACACCGCAAGGCATCCTCCACCGTGGAGGTGAAGTTTCGCGACATCGAGACATTCTTTGGAAACGTCGTGCAGGAGTTTATTCCCGACGACTACGTGATGCTGCTGCTGGGACAGAGCGCAGCCGTGCTGGGCGAGGGACAGAAGCAGGCACCTTCGGCCAAGCTGGTCATCGCCTGCGTGATGAAGTCCTTGGGCTACAACCTGCGACAGGCGCTCTTCACAGCACGACGCAACGCGGAGGGGACCACAACCGCAGACCTCTTCGACGGATGGCTCACACTCATAGAGCGCGAGATGGAGGCGGGGAGCATCGCAGAGAGCGCGGGCAACTACCAAGTGCTCACCGACAAGATCACATCGGCAAATGCGGTAGACCTGCTCAAAGAGGTGGACCGTGCACTGGACCCACAGCTGCGAGCACGCCAGAAATATATCTACTGCGCACCCGAGGTGGCCGATGCCTACAACGACAACTACCTGCTCACACACTCCGGCATAAGCTACAACAATAGCTTCGAACAGCCCTACGTGGAGGGATCACAGGGACGCACACGCCTGCTGCCCCTGGATGTCCTCTCCGGAAGTGATAAGCTCATCATCACCACACAGGATAACATGCTCTATGGGTATGACTCGATGGGTGACGTGGAGCGTATACAGGTGGACCGCTTCGCACCCTTCGTGCTCACGCTCTCCGCAGCCATGTTCTTCGGGACGCAGCTGCGCTCCGTGGATAGACGCTTCTGCAAAATTGTAAAACTGGCATAGCTATGGCAACCTGCTCTTCCCTACAGAAATCCTTGGCATGGTGTCAAGGTACACCGGAACTGCCCGGTGTGAAGCGCCGCATCTACTACCTCTCCAAAGGGATGGTGGCGAAGTGGCCTACACTGCCTCGTGATGAGATGGGGCGCGTGACATCTGCTGTGCTCTCAGGCTCCTTCACCCTACTGGCAGATGCTAAGTGGCACTACATCGACATCCTGCCCGACAAGTCGCAGCTGACCTCCGAGCCACAAGGTGAGGCACCCAGCCAGACACAACTCAACAAACTCACAGCCGTGCATCCGGGTGTGGGGGCTGAGGCGACAGCCGCAGCTGCCTACATCAACAACAACGACAACATCTTCCTCATCGAGGATATGTTGGGACACTACAGGCTGCTGGGCTCAGAGCGATGGACCACAAAGTCTACCGTGGCACAGGATAATGGTCAGGGGGCCACAGGCACCACCTCCACAACCATCACGGTGGAGGCGACAGACGAGGTGCCTGCACCCTTCTACGAGGGGGTCATAGAGACTGAGGAGGGCGACATCAACAGCCCGGCAGCATGACGTGAAGAAGAAGATAACGCACCACGACAAGAGCACCTGCAGGCAACTGCGGGTGCTACTGCATAGGCAGGAAGGTTACGGCATCCGATGGCGGTCATTACGTTTACGCTCGTAGTGAGCATCGATGACAGCGAACAAGATGATGCCCCAGAAGAAGATCGCGATGCCCAAGGCAGTTTCAAAGGAGACCATAGCAGAAGTGTAAGGTTTCGTGTGTTATCGGCGAAAGATACAAACTTTCTTCTCTTTAAACAAAACAACGTGGACCACAAACTGACAGAGCTGATGCGGGCGTGGCTGGAGGCTGCACCTGAGCAACGCGACTACAACGTGGGGGCACTCTACCTCTTCAAACTATCCGGCAACGCCATCCTCTACACCAACCTTGTGCGCAACATCTCACGACATCGGGAGTTCATCGAGTACCAGCTACAGAAGTACTACGACTACCGCGTGCAGGAGCTTACACATGAGGAGGTGGAGCAGATGGCCTCCCAGGCGGAGCAGATCGTGCACACGCAGCTGAGCCTGACAACCGAGGCGGAAGAGCACCCGCGAGGACGACGCACAGACCACGACAGCCTGCCCGACGAGGTGCAGGCACTCTATCGCGAGAACCTCTCCCTGCTGCGACGTATGCGGGAGGTGCACCTGCAACTGCGCAAGCTCTCCTTAGAGGGCGCACCCTGTCCCGATAGTGAACGATATCCCTTCCTCAAAGAGCTTATCGCTCTCGACAAACGGATGCACAGCAACTGGGAGCGCTATGACCACTACACACCATGAAGCGCAACGTATCGATAGACGACATCCTGCAACCGCTGCAACAGGTGACATCACAGGCCTACCTCTCCAATGCCGTGCAGGTGGCCGACATCTTAGAGTGGATCCTGCAACAGGTGGGACGTGCCGAGGTGTGGCAGAGCTCCTTCTCCATATCGGAGGAGTTTCTGCGAAGACTTCACACCATACGGGAGCGAGGGGAGCTGCGCAAGCTCCACCTGCTGCTGGACCGCAAAGCAACGAACAAGACCGTGAAGCTGTGGCACTTCATCGCGCAATGTAGCGACCACACCTATCTCGCGGATAACCACTCCAAGATCCTGTTGGTGCAGGCCGAGAGTGGGGCACGTGTGGCAGTGGTGACCTCCCAGAACCTCACACGAGGCAACCGCGCAGAGTCCGCCTTCCTCACTACCGACCCCGCCATCTTCCAAACACTGCTACAACAGCTACAGGCACTCACACGGAGCGCCATAGAAATAGAGACCCTACTACGATGAACTACAACGAACAACAGCTCCGAGCGGTGGAGCAGTATGCTGCAATATACCTCCCGATACGTGACATGGCGGTGCTCATGGAGCTTCCGGCAGAGGTGCTGCGCACAGACATCGCACAGCGCACAAGCGCCGTATCGAAAGCCTACTACAGAGGCAAGGCATCCTCGAAACTTAAGCTCCGCGAGCAGGAGATGGCACTGGCACAGGTGGGATCTCCACTGGCCCTCGAGAGCACACACCGCAACCTCCTCGACATGGAGGATGACGAGTAAAGACCGACAACGCCCTGAGCTATGCCCAACATTGCAGCACTGGAACTGTGTCGCAGAGAACTCTTCACCTCGAAGGAGGAGCTGCTACAACGACGCTACGCCCTGCCCCTCATAGAGCGGGTGCAGCGCATACGCGCCATGTACCTCTGGCTCATCGCAAACCCGGAGGCGACAGACAGCCAATTTGTGCAGGAGCTACAGGGACGATATAACCTCTCCCACGTCACAGCCTACGCCGACCTCGCCATCATCAAGAGCCTGCTGCCCAACATCGCAGCAGCAGCACGCGACTTCCACAGATGGCGCTACAACGAGATGATACTATCTACCTACCAGATGGCGAAGAAGCGTAAGGACACCAAGACAATGGAGCGGGCTGCGACATCGTATGCTAAATACAACAGCATCCAGCTGGAGGAGGAGCAGCAGATACCCTTCGAGGAGATTGTGGTGCAACCCTTCACCGCAACATCAGACCCCACGGTGCTGGGGATAAAGCCTATCCCCAACCTACAGGCGAAGATCAATGCGATGATTGAGAAGTACAGACGCGAGACCATAGACATCGAAGAGATCTCCTTCGAGGAGGCAGACCTCGAGGAGGGAGAGCTCTTCCCGACAAAACGAGAGGAGAGAGATCCCATAGGAGGTCTGACGACGAAGCAGAACCCTACGGCACAACGTCCTACAACACAACGTGAGGCGTCGGCATCGACAACGAGGCATACATCCAAACGAGGAGGCACCCGATGAGCAAGCTACCTAACAGCCCCACAGAGGGGACACACACTGCAAAGCAAGCGGACAAGGAGGTCTACTTCAACACGCCACAACGCCTCACACAGCTGATAGCAGCACATACCACCGTCATCGTGGCGGGACGACGCACAGGCAAGACCGACAGCATCGCCTCACCCTTCGTGCTGCGCAACATGCAACGTATGCCGGGCTCCACAGGAGGCATCGTGGTACCCACCTTCAAGCATGGATTGACAAACACCCTGCCGGGACTCTTCGCAGCATGGAAACGATGGGGCTACATCAACGGCGTGCACTACGTCATCGGGAGACGCCCGCCACGGAGCTTCAAACGCCCCATCATAGAGCCTTCGGACTATGAGCATGTCATCACACTCTACAACGGCTCTGTGGCAGTGATCATCTCGCAGGACCGACCGGGAAGCTCCAACTCACTCACCTTGTCGTGGCTACTGGTGGATGAGGCACGCTTCATCGACTACGAGAAACTCAAGGAGGAGACACTGCCCGCAAATGGAGGTATCAAGAGCTACTTCGGGAAGCACTCCTGCAACCATGCCATGATGATTCTCTCCGACATGCCCCAGACACAGCGGGGGTCGTGGTTCCTGCACTACAAGGAGAAGATGGATGTGGAGCTCATAGAGACCATCAAGGCGACACTCTACGAGATATGGCATACGAAGGAGCGAGTGCGACACTACCGCAAGATGCACCGCGACGTGCCACGTTACCTACGCAGCTACCTGCGCAGCCTCGACACAGCACTCAACCGCATGCGCTCCGTGGCGGTGTACTACAAGGAGTACTCATCGATAGAGAACCTCCAACTGCTCGGTGAGAGCTACATCAAGCAGATGCGCAGAGACCTTACACCTAAGACCTTTCAGACCTCCATACTCTGCCAACGTATCGGCATAGCAAAGGATGGTTTCTACTCCTCCATGCGGGAGAGCCACAAGTATGACGCCTCCAATATGGAGTACCTCGACCACATAGGCTACGCACGCTGCTTCGAGGAGCAACCCGAAGAGATGGATAGCCGTGCCGATGCCGACGTGAACCTACAGGCCCCTATCTGCATCGGGATGGACTACAACGCCAACATCAACTGGATCGTGGCGGGACAGGTCGTGGGACGACGACTCAATGTCATCAAGTCGTTCTATGTGAAGTATGAACGGAAGATACCCGCACTGGTGGAGGAGTTCTGTAGGTATTACCACTACCATGAACAGAAGCAGGTGATCTTCTACTATGACACGACAGCGCTGGGAGGCAACTATGCCGTTAATGAGCAGGACTTCCACTGGGTGATAGTGCATGAGTTTCAGATGCGAGGGTGGCAGGTGCAGGATGTCTATCTGGGAAACCCTATGCGACATGATGAGAAGTACTTGCTGATAAACCAAGGATTCGCGGGGAAACAACGACTGATGCCCTTCTTCAATCGACAGAATAACGAGGACCTGATACTGGCTATGCAGAGCGCAGGGGTGAGCCGAGGACGTAACGGCTTCCGAAAGGATAAGAGCGGAGAGAAGCTGGCAGAGACGGAGGAGAACCTCCTGGAGCTACGTACCGATGGGACGGACGCCTTCGATACCCTCTATATAGGGTGCGAGAAGTTCCCGCAGCATGACCTCTATTCCATGCAGACAATGGGGGTGATGTAATCTGTACGGAGAAGGTAAAAACAACTCTTGGGAGTCTCGGCTACGCCGTCGGGCTCTCCTGTCTGCGACACGGAGCTACTGCGCATCTCCGCCTGACGGGTTCCATCCCTGACTCGGGTAAACCAAAGAAATACGGCGAACAACTTTTGCCCAATCTGTCAAAGCGATTGGGAGAGAAAAGTTTTGGGATATCCAGCTTAAAGAACTACCGAAAGTTCTATTTACTATCTGGAACTAAATGCTACAATAGCAGGGTTTGTTATGGATGATTTGCTGACAATATACAGATAATCAATTCTTTGCAATCACCCATAAAAAGTCGGTCAGTGACTGACCAATTCGATTTGCAAAAAGCCATTCAGTGATTGGCTTTTTTGATGTTTCTCCAGATAAATCGGAATCACGCAAGCAGAGATGGGAAATAGTAGAATTGACACGCTGTCAGCGACAGACATCACAGTGTACGAGAAGCAGCACAAAAATTAAGTTTCTTAATACATCTGATAGTGCTTCGTGGTAGAAACGTTGTTGCATCTCAATATTTCTGCTCTTATCTCTTCGCACTTTGGCCTCTTTGTGTTATCTTTGTGAGGGTCGTAACATATCCACAACATAGCTACGACATAGCTACAACATATCAAATCACGCAAATAAAATATGGCCACAAGTTCACAACAGAAGCAGGAACTCTTCAAAGCGATATGGGCTACGGCGGAGGACCTCCGCAACACCGTAGATGGCTGGGACTTCAAGTCCTATGTCCTGGGCATACTCTTCTACCGTTTTATCTCGGAGAATATCACTACTTACATCAATAAGTTGCAGGCCGATGCAGGGTACCCCGACTTCGACTATGCAACGTTCGATGATGCGTCGGCAGAGAACGCCCGCAGTCAGATGGTAGATGAGAAGGGATTCTTTATTCTCCCTTCACAACTCTTCTGCAATGTGCGACGAGGTGCGAAGAACAACCGCGACCTCAATACGACACTTGCAGAGATCTTCCGTAGCATCGAGGGCTCTGCCATAGGCTCCCGCAGTGAGAACGACCTCAAAGGACTCTTTGCCGACATCGATGTCAACTCCAATAAGTTGGGAAGCACGGTGGACCAGCGCAACGAGCAGCTCTGCAAAATCCTCAATAACATCGGAGATATCGACCTCAAAGGCGACTATCAGGAGAACCAAATCGACATCTTCGGAGATGCCTACGAATACCTCATGTCGATGTACGCATCAAAGGCGGGAAAGTCAGGTGGCGAGTACTTCACACCGCAGGAGGTCAGCGAGCTCCTTACACGTATCGTTAGCTATGGACGTACCTCAGTCAATAAGGTCTACGACCCTGCCTGTGGCTCGGGATCGCTGCTGCTGAAATTTGCGAAGATTCTGGGTAAGGAGAACGTCAAGAAGGGATTCTATGGGCAGGAGAAGAATATCACTACCTACAACCTCTGCCGAATTAACATGTTCCTGCACGATATCAACTACTCCAAGTTTGACATCTGGCAGGGAGATACACTGCTTGAACCACACCACTGGGACGACGAGCCCTTTGATGCCATCGTCAGCAATCCTCCCTACTCTACGAAGTGGGATGGTGATGACAACCCGATACTCATCAATGATCAGCGCTTTGCACCTGCGGGAACACTGGCACCCAAGAGCAAGAGCGACCTCGCCTTCACCATGCACATGCTCTCGTGGCTCTCGACCGAAGGAACGGCAGCTATCGTTGAGTTCCCTGGAGTGCTCTATCGAGGAGGAAAGGAGGAGAAGATTCGCAAGTATCTGGTCGACAACAACTATGTCGATACCGTTATACAGCTTCCAGATAACCTCTTCTTCGGTGTCTCTATTGCCACCTGCATCATCGTGCTCAAAAGGTCGAAACGCGAGAACAAGACACTCTTCATCGATGCTTCAAAGCTCTTCGTTCATGTGGGAAATAAGAACCAACTCTCACCGGAGAACATCGATGACATCGTGCGGGAGTATGCCGAACGTCAGGAGGTGGCTCACTTCTCCAAGCTGGTGGACAACGAGACCATCGCAGCCAACAAATACAACCTCTCTGTGAGCAGCTACGTCGAGACTGAGGACACACGTCCTAAGACCGACATCGCAGAACTGAATGCACGCATCCGCGAAATCGTCGAGCACGAGCAGCAGCTCCGCACCGAGATAGATGCCATCATCGCTGAGCTGGAAGGAGGTGAGGCATGTTAATTCAAGACATTAGACATATCATAGATGAATCGCGCTCAAATGCTATTCGATCTGTAGACTTTTGTCGTGTACAAATGTATTGGCGCATTGGTCAACGAATCGTTGAGGAAGAGCAAGGTGGAGAAGCTCACGCCGAATATGGCAAATACATAATTCGCAATCTATCGAAAGAACTAATCCCTGAGTACGGCAGCGGGTTCGGAATCAGACAATTGGAACAAGCAAGACAATTCTATAATGAATATCCAATTGCGAACGCGCTGCGTTCGCAATTCAATTGGACTCAGTATCGCACGCTGATTCAAATTCCGGACAAGGACAAACGCGAGTACTACGAACTTGAGACTGCGAATAATAATTGGACAGCTCGCGAACTTGAACGACAAATCCAATCTCAGCTATACGAGCGACTCTTGCTGAGCAATGACAAAGGTGCACTCCTCGCTGTGGCTCGTCGAGAACGCATTCCTCAATATCCACAAGAGATTATCAAAGACCCTATGGTGCTTGAATTTTTAGGACTGGAACGTAAGGCTCACTACTACGAATCAGACTTGGAATCGGCATTACTGTCACATATTGAGGATTTTCTTTTGGAACTTGGTAACGGCTTTACCTTCGTTGCTCGGCAGAAACGGCTACTTATCGAAGACGATGAATTTTTTGCGGATTTGGTATTCTATAACCGCTTGATGCGCTGTTTTGTTGTTATCGAATTAAAGACCAATAAGGCTACACACGCCGATCTCGGACAGCTACAAATGTATGTTAACTATTTCGACCGCAACGTCAAAACCGAGGATGAAAACCCGACAATCGGCATACTGCTATGCACTGAAAAGAATGATACTATGGTGCGTATGTCTCTGCCGGAGAGCAATAAAACAATCCTCGCATCGAAATATCAACTGTACTTACCTACCGAACAGCAGTTTGCCGATGAAGTCAAAAAAGTTAAAGCTTTTATAGCAAGCAGAAAGGAGGACAACGCATGAGTAAGTTGCAAGAACTGATAGCAGAACTTTGCCCGGAAGGGGTGGAGTATAAGAAGTTGGGAGAAGTAGCAAACTATGTGAGAGGTGTTGTATATAATAAATCTCAAGAAGCATTAACAATAACGGAGCCAGCATGGAATATTTTGCGAGCTAACAATATTACGGTGTCATCTAATTCGCTAAATTTTGATGAAATTAAGCGAGTCAGAAAAGATGTTGTGATAAAAGATTCTCAGTGGTTAAAGAAGGGCGACATACTGATATGTGCAGGAAGCGGAAGTAAAGAACATGTAGGAAAGGTCGCTTATATAACGGAAGACCTGCCCTATTCCTTTGGTGGTTTTATGGCCGTCATTAGGTGTAATGACAAAATAAACAGTCATTACCTTTTCTTCTTGTTATCCTCCAATCTATTCTCGATGTACCTGGAAAAGGCTCTTAATTCAACAACTATCAATAATTTAAATAGTGGTATAGTATATGATTTTGAGATTCCCGTTCCCCCTCTTCCAGTACAGGAGGAAATCGTAAAAATTCTGGACCGCTTCGCGGAATATGCAGCGGAGCTGCAAGCGGAGCTGCAAGCGCGTAAGGAACAATATGAGTATTATCGGAATCAGCTACTCTCCTTCACTGCTTCTGCTACGCAGGACGACACGACCGAGGATAGTTCTGTAACTGATTGGGGGGGGCATAGTTACAAGGTTTATTGGAAAACTATGGGAGAGATTGGTACGTTCATACGAGGTAATGGTCTACAGAAAAAGGACTTTACAGAGAGTGGAGTTGGTTGCATCCACTACGGCCAAATCTATACCTATTACGGCACATTTACAGACAAAACAAAATCATACGTAACGGAAGATTTAGCGAAGAAATTGTTGCAAGTCTATCCTGGCAATCTTGTAATTGCTTGCACAAGTGAAAATGTAGAAGATGTTGGAAAGTCTGTTGCATGGTTAGGAAATTCAGAAATCGTAACAGGGGGACATTCTGTTGTCTTTCGGCACAACCAAAACCCTAAATACATAGCTTATTTCTTTCAAACAGAGTCATTCTTTGTACAAAAAAGGAAATATGCGGTTGGAACAAAGGTTATAGATATAAAAACGGAAGATTTAGCGAAGATTATCATTCCTATTCCACCTCTGGAAGTACAAGAGAAGATAGTCTCAATTTTGGACCGCTTTGAGACCTTAGTCAATGACCTCACTGAAGGACTC